TCCCCATAGGTATCCAGCGATTCCCAGCCCTTGTTCAAGAAGTTGTAGATAAGAATTGCGTTATTCCCACGGGCATCACCACCTCCAGCGACAGAATCCAGCGGGACTGCGATGTAATAGCGGTTGTTGAAGTAAACCGCTACCGAATCACCCGCAAGGTTCTTGTTAATGCGGTCAATGTACGGCTGGATGTTCTTGGAAAGTGGTTCCTCCGTACCGCGAAGGTTGTAATCGTTAAGGAAGGTAAGCTCGTAAATGCCCTCGTCGGCCAAGAATAACAGGTTATTAGCCTGCATAACCACGGACTTGCGGGCCAAACACCCAACCTCGCCAGTAAGCTCCTTAACCACGGTGTCAGACAGGCTTCCTTGGGTCTGCGCCACAAGGTGGATGCTATTGCGGTTCAAAACCACCAAGGAATCGTCGTAGAACCCGTGCATCGCCACCACATAGTCGGCAGTACCACCAGTAATACGGAACTGATTCTCGATCTGGTCAAAGGTCGTAGTGTCTAGTAGGTCGGAAACCGCGATCTCGTCAGAAATCTTTCTGCTAGTGTAGACTGGTGCGCTAAAAGTGCCAGATTGGGAGTAGTAGAACGGAACGAACAACCTGCGCTGGAAGTAGGTAGCCCAAGGCGCGCCGGGTTGGTGCATAAATCCACCGCCAGCGCTGAACCTTCCACCGAACTCGAATATATCAGATGCAGAGGTATTGTAGTTCCCGATAGGGGCATACCATTCGATAAGCGTAGTGGTAGCATTTACCACTTGGTAGGAATTACCAAGCATGGCTTGAAAATCAGCAGTAGCTGTTGAGTAAACGATAATTACATCACCAGCAAAAATTGTCGTATTCCCAACAACTTTGGCAGAAACAAGTCCACTAACTACATCGACATCCTTGGCTTGGATGTTGAAAACCTGTGGCTGGGTGTAAGCACCACCGGGGGACAGGGTAAACCCATCAGTCATGGTTGCTGCCGTGGTTACAAATGTGGTGCTAGTAGAAATCCCAGATGCCACAAAGGTAAATGAGTCTTGGTCGACGATTGTTGCCACCGTGAATGTCCCATTTGGAGGAGTACCACTGGTAAGCCCAGCGATAACCACAGACGAACCAACGGTTAGCCCGTGTTCACGGACTCTCATTGTCACCACGGTATTTGGACTAGCGGTCGCGTTGGAGGACGCAGAAAGAATAGCCCTTCCATTAGGATACCACTCAAGAGCTTGTTGCCCATCCCGCATGATCATCACCTTGTCGAAGCACTGCAACATATCGCAGTTACTCCCAACGGTGGCTCCCACGGGATACGGAATGGTCGTTGCCGTGTAGGGTGTCGTAGAAAGGTCGATCTTCTTCGCCAGAGTCTCCAGCGCAACAATGATGTACTCCTTGTTGGACTCGTTAGGGTCAGAGAACATGCAGGATGCCAACACATCGCTGGCTGCGGCATCGTTAATGTTGATCTGTGCAATCCTTGGGGTTGCCCCTAGTGCCACAGCAGTCACGCCAGTAACAGGAAAGGTCAATGTGTCCACGGTAGCCGCGGTCACAGCCTTGACCCCATTGTTATCCGTGCCAGTAAAGGTAATGCCGCTAACCGTAAGGTTGCCAGCCTCCCCAATAGTCAACCCATGTCCAGCCACGGTAATCGTTACCACATTCGCGGAATACGACACAGCGGTGATAGCCAAGTAGAATGGGCTTGGGAGAATGTGGAACGGAAGGTTCAACGGAGTGCCTCCAGTAGTCAGTACAGGGCTAACAGACACCACACTCTTGCGCGGCCTCCAGAAGCCCTCCATGCGTCCGTTAAGGCTTTCCCTTACCTCACCTGCCTCCAACTGGTTAAGCTGCAATCTCTGGTTTACACCAAAGAATCCACGGTCGTTATCGCTGCCGATAGCGTCATCCAACCCACCAGTAGACCGAAACTGGGACATTACGCACGATACGCAATAACCGCTCCAGATGTAAGCGTGAAGCTCGTAATATTACCACCAATGCCAACCCCAGCAGGAATCGTAATGGTGATCAGCTTCGTGCTAGCATTCGTAAGGTTAGGCGCAACAAACACACTAAACACAGTGTCGTTCACAGTCTGAACCCAACGGAATGGCCCAGTAGCCGCATCCGTACCAGAGTACACCTGTCCGCCGCCTTGACCTTGAAGATCGTATGAATCGCCTCTTGGCATAATGTAAATAAGTTTCTAAGCACAAGTCCATCTCGCGCTCACACAACCAATTACCACAATCCCACACATTATGTCAACCATAAACACAAATGTTACCTATCTAGCACATTTAAGCACAATACACTAGACCTATCCACAAATAACCCCGAACGGGAACTACCCCATTGTAACAATTTTTGTGGGGCTGGTTTATGGATGGCAATAATAAAAATAATTTCTTGGTCGACCCCCTCCCCCCGTCATACCTTAGTGGATTGGTAATGATTAGCCTGGTGTTCAAGCGTGCAGTGTTCATGTGATCAGTGCCGGCAATGCAAGCGGTCGTTTGAATGTGTCGCTTGAATCACGCGCTTGGCTGGAGAGTGTGCCTTGCCTTGCTCCGTGGAACATTTCCGTGGAACATATACAGCTGTGCCATGGTGCGTCGACTTGTGTTCCACGCCAACCTTGTGGAACATGCTTATTTGCTGAGATTCATCGCCAACAATAATTGTTCACACTTATTCACAGCTTTTAATCGTTGACAACTTTTGCGACATGACTATAATACGCTCCAAGCGTAACCCCCTTACGTAAGCCATCGCGCCATAGCGTGATGTGCGCACGACATCAAACAAGGTTATTCATTCATCAAGCGCGGTGATTGATTCTCTTGAATAGGTGAATGGATTTCCCAATGGGTCATGTGATATTCCAATGCCCTTGCTTCTTTCCTTTGCTTCTTCCTCTTCCTTGCTTGCTTCCTTCCTTCACTTTATAGGGAATGACTAGACGCTTGAATGCTTGGTTCCTTGGCGGTTTGGTTGTTCCATGGGTTGGAAGTTGACGCTGGCCGCAAGATTTTTTCATGGCATGGGATTGAGGGAAACGCTTGGAAATAAGGGGTTTCGCAAGCTGTCAACACTATTCGGTAAATTTATTTTCAAGTTATTGGCATTTTTTATTGGCAATCTTCCCGCCATGTTCTACCTTGCTCTCGTTGCCAGCAAACAAGGCACACCAACAACAAACAACGACAACATGACAACGATGAGCAAATACACAACAAACCAACTTAAGTCCCAACTTCGTAACGGCGAATTCGCATGGCCGGGCGGGTATCCACTCTTCTTCATCACGGACGATGGGGCGGCTCTCTCATTCGAAGCCGTGAGGGAAAACCTCAAGTCCGTGATTTGGAGCATGCGCCACAAGGTAAACGATGGATGGCGCGTGACTGGATGCGAAGTCAACTGGGAAGATGACTCCATGACTTGCGCGCACACTGGCGAGCCGATCGAATCAGCGTACGGCGAGGCTGTCGAAGCTTAAACCAAACCCAACCAAACTACGATGAACGCGTATCAACTCGCCCAAGTAGAAGTGAAGGCATTCCAAGCCGCAAAAGTGAGCCGCGCCAAGATTGTCCGCATGAATGCCGGCCTTCGCATGGCGGGAAAAGCTCACCTAGTCCAACCGCCTCCCGAATGGCCACCCAAACCTTGCAAGTTCCTATTGGAAACGCATGGCGGCGACTATATCGGAACAGAATGGGATTCGGAATTCGCGCATGAATACGCCGCAGAGAATGATTGCAAGCTCACAATCCTACCCTTTGACGCATGAAACTATCCGACCTATTCCTTGCCCTTGCCCTGGTGCTTTGCCTTGGCTTTGCCGTTGCCGTGACAAGCGGTGCATTCGGCGGCCCTTCTGATCTCGAAATGCGCATGCGTGCAAGTGAACCCGTGAGCCTTTGACCCATGAAAAGCAAAAAATACCACGCAACGCGAAGCCTCTCCAATGGGTCTTTTGAGAGCATGGAATTTGACCGCAAAGCCGAGGCAGTCCAATGGGTCAAAAAACATGGATCGCACGGACGCGTCAGGATTCAAGACGAAACGCGCAAGATTGTATTTTCCAAGGGATTCTGAGCCTCTGAAAATAGTTGAAAAATCCGCTTGCATTGCCAGCAAGTGCCAATATCTTCAACCCCGACGCGGCCCGCGGTGCATGGCAAACCTGATTCAACCTTAAACAATAGAAAACAGACAACGATGAAACAAACTAAGAAGCAACAAACCGCCCGTTTTTTCAACCTAATGTCAGAAAACGGCTTCACCTATAACGAGACAACCGCTTTGCTTAAGGCTGAGCGCGCCTTGCGCAAGTGGGGCGAGCTTGAGTGTGGCACGGGTGATGGCAACCGCTCAGTTCATGTTTTCCGCGACGAAAACGGGAAGCCTTTTTACCGTGTGCAATTCTACGCTGACGGGCAATGGCGGGAAAGCGTCCAACCTAAGCGGGACACCGAAAAGGCGGCACTTGCCAAGGTTGAGGCGATCATGGCGCGCAAGACAGGTTTCCGCGCCTATCATCAGACTGACCCGCGCGGGTGTGCTTTGTACATCATCCGCCCTGGCGACATCGAAGCGGGGGAGAATGTCCACGCCCTTTACAATCGCGGCATTGCACTTTGCGTCGCCTAACCCTAACCCATCGAAACCATGAAAACGAAAACGCAAAAACCCGCGCTCACCCTTGCGGGGGAGTTTCAAAAAGGTCTTGAAAGCGGGGAGTATCCACACCCCGAAAATACCTTAAAAGCAATTTCGGCAATCGTCCGAAAATCCACCGAGCCGCTTGTCCGCGCCTACTGGTCGGGGTACTTGTGCAAACTCACGCCCGATCAAATGAACATAGAAAACTGAACAATGAACACACACACACACACACCTGGCCCTTGGCAAATTCAATTCTGGAACGATTCGGCGAGGCCATCCCGACGTGACACGCCCGTCATTACCACCGGAAAGGATGCCATTGGGGAACTTTTCAACCTATGGGATGAGGATGGGGAGGATCGAGAGGCGGAACGCTTGGCAAACGCTCGCTTGATAGCTGCCGCGCCTGAAATGCTCGAAGCATTGCAAAGCCTCACGCACCCAATGGCAAGCGATGAGGACTTGCAAAACGCCCTTGCTGTCATTGCCAAGGTGAAGGGAGGTGACGCATGACTCAATCATGGGTAATCATCGACAAGCAAACGGGGAAGGCTGTGGCGGAAATTTACGATCCGCGCAAGGTTGCACTATTAAAACCCGACTTTCACGCCGTGCCCGTGGAAACCTACTTGCAAAGCATAAACGGGAAAGGCGGCAAGCCATGATGCCCCAATGGGAAACGCAAGCCCTTGCCCTCATTACGGGGGCGGGGGTGTCCACGGATGATGCGCCGTGGGTGTTGGAATGCATCCAGAAAGCCGTGGAGGAAATCGACCACCACGAGGATCACGAAATGTTCCCTCTGCTTGTGGATTATCACGCAAACGATAAAGCCGCGCTTTGCAACATCGACGCTGAAGCGTTCTCGGATGTCCTAGCCTGCCTTGGCATCGACTTGCACCGATTGGAAACCCTATGGGAGCGAAAACATATCGACCCGCCGATTGACGATTGGAGCATGGAATGAACCACAAACGAAACGAAACGAAACGATGATAACGAAACGAAAGAAAAAAGAAAACGGGTGGAGCTATCTTATCGAAAATAGCATCCACATGCACGGCATGGAGCGCGTGAACA